CTTTTGGTGGACCTGGGGGGATTCGCACCCCCGTCCAGAACACTTTTCTCTTTGCTTCATACAGCAATAACTTACAGTATATATTTATTTAGGTTGTTTGTCAACTATCTTTGGTTGCGTAAATGATGCAATGTTTGATTAAAGTATCAGGGGTCGGGAATGTTCGCACGGAAATACATAATTCGTAGACTGAACGCAATAACGGGGATAGCTGAGAAACATCCATGCCATTAAATTTTTCAAACCATAAATCTATTGTTGGTTGCCAAAAATCGCCTTCTAAAACTATAAATTGTTTTACTGTGAATCCTGCCGAGTTAAGTTCTTGTCTAAATGTGGTTTCGCTTCTACATAGTCCGTTCCATTGTGGTATTGGCCGATCAAGCGGAAAAGTATAATCTTTTATTAATACAGCACTAACATTTTTTAAATTGCTAAGAACTTTCTTAGCATCGTTAAAATGGAAATAACTTTCAAAAAATAATGCCAAATCGTAATGTTGGTCAGAGGTATATTCATGCAAGTCCGCATGGTATGTAGGATAAAACTGACTAGTATACTCTGCCTGTACTTTTGAAATAGTTACTCCAGTAATATCACAGTTTAACTGTTCTTTTAACATTTGCCCAGGGCCTCCCCAACCGCACCCGCAATCTAATATTTTAGAATTTGGTTTGATGTAGGGAAACAAATCAATTACCGCTTGATCAAACGGATCGGTTGTATCACTTGGTACTGCCCAGTGAAAATGAGCTCGTTGACCAAATATATCTTTCGCTTCTTCAGGAGAAGTAAATGAATAGAAATTATCTAGGAGCATCTGTTAAAGTTGGATCTATTTTTGCTGGTACTGACCCCAAAGGTCCATTATGCCCATTAGGGTCGCCTTCGATAAAACCAATATAAGATTGATCTCCAGTAGTTCGTATTGTTTTTGCTGTTCTTAAATTTGATATGTCGATATCGGCTAATCTACTATCAAAATCGGCCACCTGATTTGCTGTCAACAAATGTGTAGCATATTCAACATTTTCCTCAATAAATTTTCCCTGGCCATCGAAACGATGAACAAAAGTTTCTCCTTTGCCGTCATACCAATAATATTTGTATTGTGATACACTATTATTGTTAATTAAAAATGAAAATGCCATTAAGTATTTGTTATCAATAGATACACTTTCTGGAACACTGAATGAAAAACGATCAAATATTTTTTCTCTATTAGTATGTTCTACTCTGATATAAAATTTAATATTCTCTGTTTGAATTGTGTTTAAATCTATTAAAACAAAATCAGTGTTTTCTATCAACGACGGAATTATTTCGGGAAGTTCTACGTTATACGCATTAAAAAGTGCCTGAACTTTTTCAGATGCTACGTGAAGACTAAAATGCAATTCCCCATTTTTGTAGGCAATTACGTATGACCTCGATTGAGGAGCTGGAGTGAGGATACTTGAATCAATAGGACTCAAAATATCAAATTTCTCTTTTAAAATATCGAATAACATATTAATAATTATACACAGTTATATATGGTGTGCTATACACGTTGAACACATTATATCCACCTCCGGCCATCAACCAGTTACATTTGTATTTTAAATGATATTCAGTGTTTGGTTGAACAATAACTGTAAATCCCGGAGTGTAAATGCTTTGCTGAGCTTGATATGCATCCCACCAAATGTCTCTAGTATCTGCACTATCAGATGATCCAATAATGGTAGTATTATCACTAGCTAGCAGTCGCATTCCGGGAGTACTTGCGCGATCTTTGTAATACGTAGTACCATATGGATCGTACGTATATCGATATCCGTTTCCTATACTTGTGTAATAGCCAGTTACTGATAATTTTAAGGGATAACTAACATTTGGAGTAGTTATAACCTCTGATGTATTTGACCAACATTCTACATAACCTCCTGATATACCCCCAGATTCTCCAAGATCTAATGAATAAAAATAACTCGGAGCACTACCATTTACTAATGGAATAGCAAACATGTTTTTAGCTATGTAAGTAGTTTGTTTAATGGCGCCGCGCCATTTGCTTGCTGCCAAATCTGAATTTGTGCTGGGAACGGTAGAATTTGAAGTGAGATCAGGAACGTAAAACCCCCTCCTATATTCACTTGCGTTAATGGGGTTCGCTCCACCAAATTCGGTTTGTAGACCATTCCAACTGACATTTGTTTGCGGTATCGCCATGTTAACTTCCTATGTTATTGACGAGTCCGTTGGGTAGATTCTCGCCCAATCATTTCTAAACACGCTAGACGTGTATGCTCAACGGATAGTGTATTTACCCAGCAAACACGCTAGCAGACCCAGAAGTAATTGATCCACCATCGGTTGAATCGCCCACACGGGCTAATGGTTTTCCGCCTACAAAAACTGTACCCGACCCTGCGTTAATTGCGGCGGCATGTTGTGCTGAACAATTTCTACCACCAAATCTATGTACAACTGTAGGATCTCCCGCACATTCTACAGCAATACCGTTGGCAAACACTTTAGCGCCTGCTCCCGAAGGTCCAGTTATTGTAGTTGATCCGTCACACCCGTGTCCGGTTGATGTACTATCACCTGCTCTTGCTACTGCTGGCATACAGTTCTCCTAAAACTGTATTTACACTAGAGCAATACCAGTAGTACCTTGCATGTATTGATCGGCGGCATCTTTCTTGCTGGGAATTACAAAGAATACGTGTGATTTTTGTAATGTAACAGTATCAGCATCACCTAAGAATACCCAAGGAATCATGCCTAATCCTTGTGCGCCCATTGTCAGTGCTAGAGGCTTATTAATAGTCACTGTATCAGTGTCTTCGCTTTCGTAACGTGCGATAATTTCGTCACCGTTGATAATTTTAATACTTACAACAGATCCTGCTGTAATTGGCTTTTTCATTAACATAGTTTATTCCTTTGAGATAAGTGAGTCAGCCATCGGAAAGATAGCAGAGATTGCTTCAGCACACGCCAACGCAACCAGTTGATGTTCTTTTTGTGTTCCATTACCTGAACGCAATTCAATGAAATGAATCCACGAACGTAATGTACCATTCATATAAAGTCTGCTTTCAATTAGACCTTCTGGTAGTACGGCACGAGCTTGTTCTTTAGCAATGCCGTTTACAATGGCCCACTCGTATGCTTCACGTGCTTTTGTAATTACACCGTTCTGGATATTTTCCCATTGTGCCGCAAGGAATCTATCAGCATCGTTATTGTGTAAATTTAATTCGACAGAATTTTGTCTATTTTTTAAATCTTGCTTTCTGGCATCCCTAAGTACAAACGAGAGGTCTTTAGTAGGGTCAGCATATCGTTGACTGAATTCCTGGAAGCTAAAACTTCTGTGTCTAAGGATTTGTCGAGCAATGTCTCTTGTTGTGGTAATTTCGATACAGGCACTGACCATTTCGAGTGGTGACCAGTGCTGGTGCTTGACCAAGTATCGAATAAGTTTGTCGGATGTTTCTGTGTTAAACTGATTGCTTGGATTGGACACACGGGCGCAATACGCAATGAGTTCTTGAGCATCTTCAAGTCCGAGTGATTTGAATTCGGCTGTTGGTTGTGAATAGGAAACAAGTTTTACGTCCATTTTAATCTTTCGTATCATTTTCTTGAATTAATGCTTCAAGAGTTTTATAGTTGTCGTATGCTTTTTTAAGAGCTTTATATTTTTCTAATTTTTTAGGATCAGGAACAAGTATTGCTAGTCGTTCGTTGATTTTTTCTAATGTCTTAACAATACTAATACCTTGTACAGTTAAGTCGCCTTCAATAACAGCATCGCTACTAACATGAAGTCCACTACCTGTTACATTAGTCGAAGCTGTAACAGTACCCCAGTTATAACTACTGCCTGTACTATACAACATACTGCCTTGGGCACCAGTGCCACTACCATTTATTGTTATATTGCCGTAGCTTGGCCAGGATGACGCAGTACTAACGGTGTACGTCGGCGGACTTAATGTAGTCATGTTAGCCTGCTAGTTTTGCTTTTAGTTCAGTAAAGCCGCCTATTAATTCTTCATCTAGAAAAATTTGTGGAACCGAACGAGCATTGGGTACTGCTTCTAGTAGGTCTTCTTTTGAGTATCCATCGCCAATCTTACGCTCTTCGAATGGGATCCCTTTTTGTTTTAACAACGCCTTTGCCTGATCGCAAAAGGGGCAGTTATACTTTGAGTAAACAATAGCCTTCATTTTTATTATCCTTATAGGTCTGGTAGTTCTTCGTAAGAAACATCGTCGCCCATAACACCGATAACATAATTTGTGCTTTCATTTTCTTGTAAAGCTGTTTGCTTTTTATTAATGTTAACGTGCTTGTTGAACCATGGAATAGGACTACTACGTGGATGTTCTTCGGCATACTTGATACCAATGTCTTTCAATCTAATAAACGCTGTATGGTCTACAAAGTCTTTTAGAATTGCGGCATTTAGTCCAATAACTACACCCTTACTAAACAAGTAGTCGGCCCATTCTTTTTCTTCACGAATCACATCTAAGTATAACTGATATACTTCTGTTTCACACTCTTTTTGGATAGATAAAAAGTCCGGATCATCTTTAATTGCGTTGTTGATTAACCAAGCTGTCCACTCTGTGTGTAGCAACTCGTCTTGTAGGATCAAACTAATAATGTTACCATTGCCAATATAGATTTTGTTCTCAACCATTGCTAGGCTTGTGGCAAAGCTCACCATGAAGCGTAAAGCCTCCAAGGCATATGATGCGTGTAATGCCATCCATATTGCTCGCTTATGAGTATGGAGTTCAATTTCTTCTCCCACTTCTTTGCGACAGTTAAGAATATGTAAGTCCTCATAGTAGCGACCAATGTTAGCTGCCATGTTAACAATTTCAGCCGTGTCATGAATTTTGTTGAACTCATCTTTGGGTACCCCATATACGTTCCTAATAATGTGACTGTAGCTCTTACTATGAATGTTAGTTTCAAAGAAACTCCAGTTGCTTACTAAGGCTTCAAGTTCTGGGATTGAGATGACTGGACTGAACACTTGGTTAGGAGCCCTACCCTGAATGCTATCTAGAGCAGTCTGGCGAAGTAGATTACTAGTAAAAATATGCTTAATCGCATCGCTGGCCTCCCTATGGTCCATCTTGTCTTTGGTAAGACTAATTTCTTCTGGCACCCAAAAGAAACCTCGTGCTAGTTCTTCAAACTTGGCAATCTTAGGATATTTAACTTCTTCAAAGCGTTGGACTGTTACAGGACCTTCTGGGTCCAAGAACATTTTGCGTTTTAAGTAGTTTGTTTGTTTTGATAGATTGTATTGTGCTTTGCTCATTGTGTGTGTCTTTATAGTTTACAGGCTTCGCAGTCTTCTTCATCAGTATAGATGACAACGTTGTCTGCGGCGTTGATTGAGTGTCCGTTAATTCCATTTATCATAGGAATAGCATTTGTGTTTGTTACGCTTAACTTTGCTCCAACTTTATTAATTAGGCTGTAGTAAATTGTTTTAATACCCCACTTGTAGGCAAGCATTAGGTTCTTGGCAATTAGTGTGCCGGGAACTTTGCCACCATTGAAGTGAGCAGGATTGTAAAACGTATTAGTTGATAACGATTGATCAATATATGCGGCCAGCACAGATCGG